TATTTCAATGATTTATTCTTTTTTTATCATTGAGGCAACTAGTCAAGGAGTTGAAACAGAACTTTGGAGAAAGCACGCCAACGCTGGAGGAGTTAAGGCCCTTAAAGGTCATGATTATGTGACCTACAAAACACGCGAAGTAATCAGAGGTAAAAACAAGTACATAAGGGCTAAATTTATGAGTGCCGAAACCACCGAAGAAGGTATGAAGCTTTGGGCAGGCGTTTTAAACTCTGGAAGGTATGCTTCATGCAAGAAGGCAAATTACAGAATGAAAGGGATAAAGCTATATGAATCTATTTGTAAATGTGTTTACAAATCAGGGTATCACACTGACACAGACTATAAATTTAGAGCGTCATTAATGGCTGAATACTGGCAGATAAAAAGGGATAACTTCCCTTTAAAGAAAGAATACAATCAATTTTAAACTTAAAAAACCAACTAAAATGACAGAAGAACAAGTTAAATTAATTCATTCAATTTATTCTGATATATTAGAGACTGAAAGAATGATAAAAGCTTTAAAAAAAGTTAAAACGAATATTGTAGTTTTTAATCCATACAGCGATGATAATGTAATTATAGATGCTCCAAATTTTAATGAGTATTTAAAAGAACAAACTATATTTCATTACACAGGTATTTTATTAGACTTAAAAGCACAACTTGAAAACTTATAAACCGATGGAAAAGAATTTCACTAATACTCAATTCAAATGGACGTTCGAAAGCATATCGGATAACATTCCAACAATCATGCTGATAACTATCCTTTTGACGTATGGCATAAATGCCTACCTTACTGCCATATTTTTACCCTTAGATTTTTGGTTAGCTATTATAGCAGCCTCAATTCTTCAGTTAGGGCGATTTGCCGTCGTTTTCATGGACTTTTTAAACCCCACTAAGGGTAGAAGTACTTACCCACCTAAAATAGCATTAGGTGCGACTATTGTGGCTTTAATAGAAATATTTTTCGGATTGCAGGAACATTATGAAGGCGGGGAATTTATAACTATGTTTTTATTTGTTGGAACTATTATTGTTTTTGGTTATCTTTTGGAGATAAATTTCGTAGATAAAGGGGTAGAAGCCTACGGTATTAATGAGCCAAAAATTATAAAGCGTAGAAGGCGTAAAATCATTGTTAAAAATGACAGTGAAGAAGTACCTAAGAATTTTAAAAGAAATATTACTTCATTTCAATTATCACTATTTTGAGAACTTACATAGGAGTTGACCCAGCAATAAGATTAAACGGTATGGCAGCGTGTTTTATTAAGCCAGACAAAGTTGTTGAATTTAAAAAATACAAAAGATTTGTAGATTTTTTAGAAGACTCTTTTCACTGGCATAAAGATTATGAAAACGCTGTTGTTTTAGTGGAAGATTCTAGCTTACAGAATGTAACCTTTAATTCATCCATTAACCGCGCAATTCTTTCCCGTATATCCAGAAAGGTAGGGATGAATCAAGCAGCTTCAAGAATAGCTTATGAATGGATTAAAGAAAATGGCTGCGAAGCCTATAATATTTCACCTTTACAAAAAGGGAGTAAATGGACAAAAATATCATTTATAAAAGTCTTTCAAAGCGAAGGTTACAAATTTGAAACAAATTTTAAACCAGCTAAAATAAGTCAGGACGAAATCGACTGTTTTACTCTTGCTTTACAAGCTAAAAATTATATGAAAAGATGAGAATAAAGGCAAAAGGGCCCGCATTCCCTTTAATAAGTAATGAAGGATATATCATTAATGCAGGATTAACAAAGCGTGAATACTTTGCAGTAATGGCATTGCAAGCATTAGTAACAAAAAATAATAATGAATATGATTATTGCGTAATATCAGCGGTAAAATATGCAGATGAATTAATTGAGGAACTAAGCAAAACAAAGACAAATGAAGAAAAATAATGAAATGATAGACGGCATTAGTGTTGCCACATGGAAGGAGATTGAAAAAATTTCTAAGCAATATCCAAAACCTATCAGATATGCCGAAGGTACGGTTGCAAAATTAACTATCCTTAAATTTTATCTTGATCCTTTAATGAAAGATGAAAGGCCACCAATGGATATGATGGAGCCTGGGAGAATGATAACCATAGCATACAAATTTTACAAAGAGTCAGACGGTGAAAATATTAGAAATTTATCGTTAACTTTATTAAATAAATTTATAAATTAGGTTGATTACGTTTGTTAATTAGTGGTAATATCGGGGTAACATTTGCGTTGCCCCCTTTTTTATTTAAGCATTTAGTAAACCTATTTTTTCTATATAATCACCAACAGCCCTAGCATGGCATAAAGCTATATTTTTTTGAAAGTCAGCATCAAACATTAATTTTGCATCATGGTAATTTGTGAAGAAACCATTTTCAGACAAAACCGCAGGCATATTAGTTTGCGTTAAAACGTGAAATTTAGCTTCTTTGTCGTGATCCCCGTCGGTTGTATCAGGCCTAAAAACCCAATTAGGAAATTTTGATTTTACCTCTTTAAATAAAATTTCTGCGTAAATATCGGATTTGGTTTGTCCTGGGGATGTAAACACCTCCCATCCTCTAGCACTTTTATTTTCCGCTGCGTTTCCGTGAATACTTAAATACAAAGATGCTTTATAATTTTTAGCCGCAAAGTTTGCCTTATTTACTCTTTTGCCTAATGATGTGTCTATTATTTCATCGTAAACCTTCATTGTAGTAAAGCCCCAATCGTTTAAATATTGTTCAATATATTGCACAACTGCCCGATTAAAAACACCCTCAAAAAACCATCCATACGAATGGAAAGTGCCATTATTGTGTTGCGCACATTTAGCAGGATAGGTTGTGTAACCATTAGGTAATTTTACTTTAGGATTTATACCTCCATGACCAGCATCTAAAAAAATACAAAATTCATTTTTATTCATAATTTACAATTTTAAAGGGAGGCATAAATCAATATACCTCCCTGAAGCCGCATAAGGTAGCGAATCTGTCTGCGCCTATAATTTAAACCCGATAAGGGAAAAAGCTGCGGAAATTATGGAAAATTTAGCAGGTAATTTCACTTCTATCTCCTTTCCAGCACATTCGCGACTTGTTTCCTTTATTTTATCCCAAATGATTTGAGCAAGTTGGATATATTCGCGCCATGTAAATTTAATTTTGTTGTTTTCTAAATGGACTGAAATATCTTGTGTCAATTCCGCAAAATTGAAACTATAACAAGCCACATCGCCTAAAGGTGATTTAATTGTATCAACACTTTTTAAGGCATCTTTTAAATTAGTCTGCATATTATGTTTTTTTAAAGTTTCTAAAATTGTTGAATGAGTTATAATTTTCTCCATGGTTTACCGATTAAAAAAACGTGTAATTAAAACGCCCAGATTTACACCCGTGATACGTTTTATATTTTCTGAAATGGAATATAACTCCACGGTTGCAATTAAAAACGCTGCCATGTATGTAATGTTGAAAGGAAGGCTAAAAGTATTTCTTGCACCTTCGAAAATAAGGATAGCACAAAAATACACTACTATTTTTTCTATAGTCCTGTAAAGCCCACGACTATTTATTTTTTGCCCCTCCTTCTTTGCCGCAATGATTCCCGTTGCCATATCTGCAAAAACAACGAAAACCGTAAAAATCAAAAATCCTTTAATCGGAACAAAGAAGCTAAATATCCATCCGCAACAAATGGCATAAGTTATTTTTTCCCATCCAAGGTGCAAAAGGTTGATTAAGGTTGCTTTCATTATTCAAGTTTTATTAACCTTACATTACCGTCCACGGTTGCAAATTTGCCATCAGCATATTTATACAAGTCGTATTTAACGGAGTTAAAGGTAAAGGATATTTGATTGGTAAATGTAGCTAAAAGTAGGTTTGTTGTAATCGTGTACACTTTGCCATTATCAGGATTAAAAATTAAACGCTTGTTGTTGTTTAACTCAATTACTCCATCAATAATTTCACCGTTAAAATTTAGCCTCCAATCTCCTAAAAACTTTATTGAATCACGTTGTGCCGTGGTAAAATACACAGGCTTACCACTAATTTGAACGTGTAAGTCATTGTAATAATTAATCCTTTGAACCGTTTTTCCTTTTATAATCAAAGGCTTTGCGTGAATAGCCAACGTGTTGCTTTGCCTTTCTGCATCGGTAACAAGGCTTTGAATGGCAGTTGCACTATCGCCTAATATTTGTTTTGAGCCTGTGACTGTGCTATCAGACAAAGTTGTTTGCTGAATAATGTAGTAAATATTTCCTTGCTTTTGAATGTAAACGGTGTCTTTTACAACGTCTTGCGCAAAGGAAAACAAGGGAAGGAATAGAAATAGGTATCTCATTTTATTTGTTTTTAAGTATTATAATTTCTTGTTTTAATGCTTCAATTTGAACTTGTTGTTCCTGTATGGCTTTGACTAATATAGGTATTAATTTTTCAGTCATTAGTCCAAGTGCGCTGTCATCTTTATTTTCATCTAACTTTTTTACAACTGCTTTGGCAAATAATTCTGTTGACAATGCACCTTCTACATCTTGAGCAATAAAACCAATTTCATCAAATTCACTGAAATTGTTTTCAGTTGTACTTATAAAATTAAATTTAACTGGTTTTAATTTATTTATAATTTCTAAGCCTTTGTCTAAAGGTTGTATATTTTCTTTAAATCTTATATCGGATGTTGCAATGGTTGAATTTGTAGCAAATATTTGAGAATTTACTTGCAATAAATAAGCACCATTGTCTGTTGCTCCGTACCCAATATTAACTTCCCCGCTTGTTTCAACTCTCATTCTTTCTAAAGAATTTGTTGCTATTCTTAATTTTACATTTGTCAAGCCCCATAGATAACCTTCATTTGCATTTAAACCAAAAATGAACTTTGAATTACCGACTTCATTAAACATTAAAATAGGATAGGAATTTGAAATAACACCTCCTCTTGCGCTTGAAGAAAAAGTTGACAATAAATTTTGAGGATTTTCATCGATAATCCCCCAATTACCTGTTTCTGTAATTCTAAATGGAGATGAATTATTGACATTAATACCTATTGTTGATGTATTTATTTTATAAGTACCATAACCATTTTTTATACTATCAGTTGGTATAAATTTAGTAGCTGTTGCAGTACTACTAAAAGTAGTTGCAGCGCTAAATGTCTTTGCTCCATTTATTGTTTGCGTTCCATAAGTATTAACATAAGCAATAGCCGCAGTATCCGCTCCAAGTTGCCGCCACTTTCGCCCCGTTGCCGAAGCCTTGTAAGTGTAAAAATTTATATTTACCGTATCAAGCACAAAATATGCAGCCGTGTCGCTCTTTGCCGTCAATGTGGTATCAGAAGCCACGCCCCGCCAAATAATTCCGTCGGCAGTCGTTTGTTCTCCAAGCGTTATTTTTTGATTGCCATTGGTTGGGTATTGTGCCAATGCAAGGCAAGGCAAAAGGAAGAGGAAAAGGGAAAGGAGTTGTTTCATGTTTATGTTTTTAATTATTTCTTTGCATAATAATCCAATTTGTTCCATCGCTTACAAGTGTTGCAAATCTATAAGTAGCAGGAGCTATAATTGATGTTTGTGTTGAACCATTAAATGCAGTTGTAAAACCAATTATATTTGAGGATGCAGATAATACATTTCCGCTGCCTGTTTGTTTTATTATTAATTCTTTGCCAGGATAAGTTGCTGCATTTGGCAATGTAAGTGTAACGGTAGCATCTTGATGTATGTTTAACCATGTAGTATTTACGCTAACTGTCAATGATGTTGCCGTAGATGATGTGTATGTTCTTTCAAGCCATGGAGTATTTACCCTGCCTCCAAAGGTTCCCGTAGATGAAACGTTTAAAGTGCCCGTAAATGTTTTATTTCCTGCAAAACTTTGAGTAGTTGTATTTACTACACCCGATGCACTTGCTCCAGCATCTGTAATGGTAATATTTGGCGTAGCACCTCCTGTAGATGAAAGAGGAGTAGATGCGGTAACGCTTGTTACACCTGTTGATGCAGAAAGTACGCCACTTGATAAGGTTAAACCTGTACCTAAAGTAACTGTAGCAAGTCTATCCGTAGAAGATAGTCCTGCTAATCTTGTCGCCTGATAGGTGTAATTTTTAAAAAAAGCTATATCCCAAAAAGTAACTGGACTATAAAATTGTTTGTCACCAATAAATCCTTGTGCATTTGTAGTCATTACGCCTGCCGTTGCAACTGACGCATCTGCTATGCTTATAACAGGTGTAGTTGTTCCTGTAGATACTGAAATTGGTAATACTCCACTTACACTTGTTACAGTTCCCGTTCCTGCCCCAATAGCCGTTCTCGTATCAGCTGCATTTAAAAGGCTAATTGTGTTATCTGTATTAACTTTAATAAATTTATCAGATACGGTATTTGTAATCCCAAACAATAATTTACCTTGAGCCGTTGCGCCTAAATTTGTCAATGCTCCATCGGCCGTCGTTGCACCCGTGCCACCATTTAATAAAGGTAAAGCAGTACCGCTATATGTAAGGGCTAAAGTGCCACTTGTTGTAACTGGTGAACCGTTTACGGTAAATATAGAGGGTGTAGTTAAACCTACACTTGTAACAGTTCCCGTTCCTCCGCCGCCTCCGCTGTATTGTGGAATATTCAAAGTACTACCAATTAATGTAGCTGCTCCACTTGTTCCCGTTGTGGTTAGTGTGATATTATTTTGTTTTGCCGCAAATCTTGAAGTAAGGTTTAATAAAGATGTATCAGCATTTCGAAAATACGGTAATAACATATCTAAAGTATCAGATATATTGACTTTATTATTAAAAGTATTCCAATCAGTTGATGTTAAAAAACCATTTACGGAGGTTGTTGCTTGTGTTATAGATAATGTCCTATTTGCCGTCAAATTACCTCCCCCTTGTAATGGCGCCGTTGTTGCTATAGTTATTGTGCTATTTGCTGGCGTAAATCCTAAAGCGGCTTGTTTGTTATTAAATGTAGTCCAATCAGTTGAAGTTAAATACCCATTTCTTGCACTTGTAGCACTTAGTAATTCTATTGTTGGCGTGGTTGTGTTATTATCTATTGATATTGGATTACCTGCCGTTGTTGCAGCATTTACAATCGTGACACTACCTGCACCAATAGCACTACGAAAGTTGGCAGCCGTTAAAGCTGAAACACTATTATCAGCATTAAACCTCGGAAAAGTTATTGCCGAAGGATTTGTTAAGGTAAACATTGATTGTCCAATGGTAGTACCTCCAAGGCTTGTGCGGCCCATAGATGGTACTAAATCTGTGCTACCTCCGTCCCATTTTAGTCTATCGGTAAATGCGGTATTCCAATTACTTGAATTATTAGGAATAGATGAAGCCC